TCATTGTGGTTTTTCTTGTTTGAATTGAAGCTGACCAAACTCTTTGAAACGGATGATCTGGTCACCTGCCCACTCATTCACTGTGTTTGCAAATAAATTCTGAAGTGGAACAATCTCGGAATACCAATATGCTTCACGCGCTTCACTTATAGATCCGAATCCACCTGCATTGGATGGAATGATGCCGAGTAATTGTGGTGGGGTACGTTGGGATGCAAGTACATCATCACGTGTAACATTTTTAATATTCAAGAATTCATCTTTAGCAGCCAATTCACTGATAGGAATAAGCTGCAACCCATCCTTTTTCCCACCAGGTGCATGAAGGAATAAATTCCGAAAGTTACCAGGACCACGTGAATCTTTCATGGCCTGTTTCAGACCCTCGACATCATCATCATCAATACCTGAGTCAGTCATATATAAGATGAAGCCAGCATGAGATCCATTGTTGTAATATTTGCGACGGAATAAAGTCGCCGATTCATTCAACCAAACTGACTGAAGCGCAGCGATATATTCAGGAGTACCATAGATTTCTTGGTCGACATCAATGCCTTTGATGTGGCAAACGGTACCAGGTTTAAAAATATGTTCTTCAAACCCATTCAGTAATTGTAAAAATTCATTAGATCTTTTCATGCGCCTGGTGTATTTGGCCATGAGTCCGTCATAGTGATGTGGTTCATTCAAACGATTATCGATCTGTTGCAAGTAACCATTACCAAAAACTAAATAATCAAATGCAATGCGTTCAAACTCTGAAGACTTGATCAATTTATTTGGGATGAATGATGACACCAATTGATTCTTTTTATAAAACACTGCAGTCGATAAATAAGGCATCGCTTTAAATGATTTCGCCAAAGCACTCATACTGATATGTGGCTCATAATAATTACCACATAACCATGTTTCATAAAATTGTGATAAGTCACGGCCATTCATCACCGGTTCAGCGTCACCGAATGTAAATGCCTGCACTTTGCTGTCGGACATTAGTAAATCTCCATAGAGGATTTTTTAGATTTTGTTTGGTCATCAAGGGTTAAAGGCTCATTAGCAAACGCATGGAAAATGGCAAAAGCCAAATCAGCATGACCAATGTTTTCTGCACGTGAGGCTTCAAATGTCATTTGTCTTTGTGAAGCTGTCAGTGTTTTGCGAATCGCCATAATAGACATGGCCACGTCAGTGGATCCGGCATCAAATTCAAAACGTTCTTTGTTAATCACATCCATGGCTTTCATAACCAATTGTGTTTTTACATCGACGCTATAATTGAAGGTCGTTAAATTAGGGAAGAAATCAAGAACCAATTGAGCCACACCAGTACCCATACCTGACTTGTCTAAGCCGATATATTTGACGTTATATTTGGTCGTTAATTTTTTGATGTATTGTGCTTGGCTGGCAAAGTCCATGCCTTTGAATTGATGATGTTCAAGCAATCTGAATTTAGGATAATCAGGTTCAGGTGGTGCAATGACCACAAGCCCTGCACTGTCACCACTTTCTGCTGGATCGTATCCAATCCAAACTGGCTTATTTCCGAATGGACGTAAAGCCAAAGGCTTAAAATCTTTGGACCATACTTCCCATGAATCGACCATGCACGGCTGAATGACGGACAGTGGAAAAACACTGTGACCATCATCGACAAATTCACACATATATAAATTTGCGAATTCTTCAGGACTGTTTTCGGCAATTAATTCTTCAATATCAAATAAGTCACAGCCTTGGCGTTCAGCATCTTGAATATTGACAATATGTCGCCACATTTTGTCGCCACATAATGCACCGTCTCTTAAATTTGCATGACTGGTGTCGATCTCAACTCGATTTTCTTTGGTGCGACCTTTATTAAATGCGTCCCCTGTCCAGAATGCGTGTGCTTCATGAGTTTTACTGGAAGGTGTACTGAAATAAGTCTTTTTATATTGTTTTTGGGCAGCCATTGCCGATGCAACTTTTTTCAAAGTAGCAAAGCCATGCACCCAGAAAAATTCGTCAAAATACAAATCGCCATGATATGACTGAGCTGTTTTTGCATTGGTACCCAAGAAAATCAGCTGAACTGTATTACCACATGGCAATGTGATAGAAATCGGATCACCTTGCAGATCAATCTCAATAGATTGCATGACAAAGTTTTTGATGTATGTTTTAAAACCATGTGCCTGGGCTTTAGAGGCAGATAGAAAAATTTGATTTCGACCAGTAGTAACAGCTTTAATCAATGCTTCACGTGCAAAATAGAATGTCGCACCAATCTGACGTGATTTTAGTACAGCACGGTTACGTTGTTCACGTGCTCGGTACCATACTTTTTGATATTCAAATAAACCGTCGTCAAAGTCTTCACATAGTTTTTCTATTTGTTCTTCTGTCAGTTGATTTTTAGCAGTTGGCTTTCGTGGACCTGAAGTTCTGTTTTTAAGTTTTGGATTAAGATCGGTTTCATTCCCACCGTTGGAATACTTGTCAATACGTGCCATACGCTCCAGCTGGCGCATGAGCAAATCAATTTCCTTGAAATCACCTGGTGTTTTTTTCTCAAGAATGATCAGCTTTACAAGTTGAGCCTCTAAGGCTTGTGCAACACGCCCTGCTGGTGCATCTTTTTCCCATTCGTCACGAGCTTTCCATGCATGCACATTTTTATCGTTTTCTTTTAAGAATTCTGCAATCGAGCTGATTCGCCACCCCATCCAATACAAAAATTTGGCAGTGAGACGGTTATCAAAGGTCAAGTTTGTCGGGGTATTAAGTGCTTTATCCATTGGCTCATTAAGCCAATACATAAGCATTTATTCATTTCGGTGAAATTGTGAAAACTGTTTTCACAAGTGGGTTTTATTGATTCTTTTTCCTGTAATTCCGATTCTGCTAACTACTTTAAATAGATTTTATCTATAGACAATAGACACAGGATTCAGAAATGAAGAAATCCAAATTTTTCCGTGTTGCCGTAGCTGGATCCACGACTGATGGTCGCGTGATTGAGGCAACATGGATTCAACAGATGGCCAAAAACTACAGTCAAGATATTTACATAGCATTAGGTAATTTAGAACATTTTCGTTCAATTAATCCTGATAGTACTTTTGGCACATATGCAAAAGTAATTGCATTAAAGGCTGAAGAAGTTGAAATCAACGGTGCTAAAAAATGGGCATTGTTTGCACAAGTTGATGCATATGATGAATTGATTGAACTGCATAAGCGTGGTCAAAAGTTATTTACTTCAATTGAAGTAAACCCAAATTTTGCTGACACTGGAGAAGCATATCTTGTAGGACTTGCTTTTACTGATACGCCTGCCTCATTAGGTACTCAGATCATGGAGTTCGCATCAAAAAATCCAGAAGCAAACCCATTTGTTGGTAAAAAACAGGATAAAAATAATTTATTTACTGCTGCTGAAGAAGCTGATCTCCAATTTGAAGATGGCCAAGATGCACCAGCAAAAGGTCTGTTTTCTAAAGTTTTGGATTGGTTAAAGCCACAACAAGAACAACAAGAAAATCAAAATAAAGACCAATTCAAAGAAGTTGCAGACTCACTTGAAGCGATTGCTAAAACATTTGGTGAAAATCAAACCAAGTTGAAAAAGGTCGATACAAGTTATTCAGAACTGCATAACAAGCATTCTAAATTGGAAAAAGAATTCAATGACCTTAAAGCCAAGCTTGAAGGTGAAGAAAATCCAAGCACACCTTCTGCACCTGAAAACACTGGCAACTTCTCTGAACAAATCGAGTGCTAAGAGTTTCAATACTGTCAGCAGTCTATAAATATTGCTTATAAGCGAGAAAAAAATGCGTAACGATACACGTAAAAAATTTAATCATAGTTTGGCAAAGGTTGCTGAACTAAACGGTGTTGAGTCTGCGCAGGTGCAATTCACTGTAGCACCAGCACCGGCACAAAAAATGGAAGAAAAAATTCAGGCTTCAAGCGAATTTCTTCAAAAGATTAATGTCGTTCCTGTTGAAGCACAAACAGGTGAAGCGATTGGTTTATCTGTCAATTCAACGATTGCAGGTCGCACCGACACATCTGGCAATGGCGAACGAAATCCAACTGATCCGACTGGTTTTGGTGTGGACAAATACGAATGTAAACAGACCAATTTTGATGTCGCGATTACATATGCAAAACTTGATGCTTGGGCACCGTTTGCAGACTTCCATCAACGTTGGACAAATGCCGTTGCAAAAGCAATTGGTTTAGACCGTATCATGATCGGTTTCAATGGTACCTCTGCTGCTGAAACCACTGATCGGGTTGCCAATCCAAAACTGCAGGATGTGAACATTGGCTGGTTGCAAAAAATCCGTACCAATGCACCTGATCGTGTGATGTCAGCAGTCACCGTTGGTGCAGCTGGCACATATAAAAACTTAGATGCTTTGGTAGTGGATGCAGTCAATGAACTCATTGATGAAGTACATCAAGATGATACGGATCTTGTAGTGATCTGTGGACGTTCACTCTTGGCAGACAAAAACTTCCCAATGGTGAATGATGCGTCTGACAATACCAATGTATTGGCTGGTCAAGTATTGTTAAGCCAAAAACAAATTGGTGGTTTACCTGCAGCACGTGTACCACACTTCCCTGACAATGCACTTTTGATCACGTCTTTTGACAACCTGTCAATCTACTATCAAAAAGATGCAAAGCGTCGTTACATTCAGGAAAAACCAAGCAAAAACCGCATTGAAGATTATCAATCTTCAAATGAAGCGTATGTGATCGAAGCATACGAAAAAGTTGCATTGGTTGAAGGCATCACAATTCAATAAGAGGTGATTTATGTTGAGTCCAGCTCGACGACATCGCCTACAGGCTTTGGCAGCGAAAGAAGCTGCCAAGGCTGATGAATTTGGTGGTGTACGTCCAGACGCAAGCGTCTATCAATTACAACTGACCGAACTCAAAAATGATATTCATGTCTTGCGTTCAATTCAGTCACAAGAAAAACGTGCTGAAGCAAAAAAAGAATTAATTCCAAAGCATATGCCATATGTGTTGGGCGTCGTTCAATCGGGTGCAAAAGTTGAACAAGATGAAGTGATTACGACAATCATGTTGTGGTGCTTTGACTGTTGCTTGTTTGAACAAGGTTTAAGTATTGCCGAATATGCTTTAGAACAGAACCTAAAAATGCCTGATTCTTTTAGCCGTTCTACTGCAACTATTGTTGCTGAAGAAATTGGTAATGCAGCGCGTATTGCTTATAAGCAAGGCGAAATATTCAAAATAAATATTTTAGAAAAGGCTCATAAGATCACTACCTCATTTGATATGCCTGATGAAGTACGTGCCAAGTTATTAGTGGCATTAGGTCGATCATACTTACAAAGTAACTTATACCATTTAGCTGTTCTTTTCCTTAAATCTGCAATTGCTAAGCATGAAAACTGTGGCGGTAAGCAAGATTTACAAAAAGCTGAAAAGCTATTGAAAGAACAATCAAAAAATTCACCTGAACCGATGCTGAATGCTGATGGTTCACAGGTCGTCGATGATCAAGGCAACTTGATGTTTCATCCGACGTAACGAGTGCCAAGCACCCACCGAGGGGCAGATCTGACCAAATACAAACATTCTTATGTTCTGTTTTTGGCTCAGATCTCCACCCCTCACCAAACCGAGAATAAAAATGTCTGGATTAATTGCTAACGGTACATTTTCAAATCAGGACGTTGTAATCAATAGTGATCCGTTCTTTCCATCGGTATCAAGCAACCATGTCCGTGAAGTTTTGCGTTTAGATTCAAGTGTTACTAATCAACGTCTTATTTCAGCTATAGAAGCAGCTGTAATTCACGTTAATGAACAACTGGAAAGTTTACTCAGCAAAGCCCCTACGTTAGTAGAAATTACAACTAAACAGGTCAATGGAAAGCCTATTGCTGCTGTTTTGTATTTCCGTGCAGTTGCTGCAGCTGCTGGTGCAGAACTTTGCGAACGTTACCGGTCTTATGACACTACAAACAACGGTAGCCAAAAAGCTGAAGAACTGACACCGACGATTGATGACTATAAACGTGATTTGCGTTTTGCCATCCGCGATATAAAAAAAGTACGTCGACTAAATGTGGAGTTGGTTTAGATGAAAGTAATCTATGCAATCCAAAACGACACTGTTGACGCAATTTGTTGGCGCGAATATGGCCGTAGCACTGGTGTAGTTGAACGAGTATTGGAAGCAAATCCACATCTTTCGGAATTTGGTCCATTCATTCCAATGGGTACCAAAATCCAATTACCAGATATTCCTACTCCACAAAATAAAGTTCAAAGCGTTCAGCTTTGGGATTGAGAAGATTTATGCCAGAACCAACAACTTCTACAGCAACGATTGCCACTTTAAGTGCAGTGTCATTGCTTCCATTTATTAATGGTAATGCGTTGCTAGGTGCAGTACTTGGGGCAGCATTTATTGCAACTTTTGAAAAAGATTTAAATGCTTACCAACGTATTCGCAATATGTTATTGGCCACTGGTATTGGTTATATCAGTGCACCACTCATTACAGAACATACTTTATTAAAAGCTGATGCAGTTGCAGCCCTTATCACTTCAACACTTTGTTTATTCATATTAATCAAGGTCGTTGATTGGGTTAAAACTGCAAAGCTGTCAGATATTTTGAACATCTTTCGAGGTGGCAAGTCATGATCGAATTGTTATTTCAAACCGTTGCTGTTTTAGCTTATCTCATTTGCGGTTTTCGTATTGCAACCTTTAGTCATGGTGGAAATTTCCACCGTGGCTATTCATTCTTTGCAGCTACTTTGATTGCAGCATTTTTAGGCCAATCGGTGCATATCTTATTTTTTAAGGATCCAGTTACGCTCTGGGATGCCATCTTTGCAATCCTTCTTGCAGTACTCATCTGGCGAACAAAAGGTAATGTGGCCAAACTCATTTGGAGTACGACATGATTTTAAAATTTGGGTCAAAAGGTGATGCCGTAGCAACTCTTCAAAAGCAATTGGCGAAGATGGGTTACAAGGGTATTAAAGGTAAACCACTGTCGATTGATGGTCATTTTGGTGAAAGTACTGAATATGCAGTGATTCAACTGCAGCGTAAATTTGGCTTAGTAGCTGACGGTAAAGTCGGTGATAAAACTCGCCAAGCTTTAGCTGGTAATTCAGTAAGTAAATTTTTAAAAGATGAAGACTATAAAAAAGCTGCAATACGTTTAAAAGTTCCTGAATTAGTTATTCGAGTTTTCGGAGCCGTGGAAGGTCGTGGTGTAGGTTTTCTACCAAATGGGAAAGCCAAAATTTTATTTGAACGACATCGAATGTATTTTTACTTATGCCAGGCATTAGGTAAAACATTTGCTAATTCTCAGGTAAAAATTACTCCAAATTTAGTGAATACATTAACTGGAGGTTACAAAGGTGATGCAGCTGAATATACACGTTTAAGTATGGCTATAAATATTCATAAAGAATCTGCCCTAATGTCTACTAGCTGGGGACAATTTCAAATCATGGGTGAAAACTGGAAAGATCTCGGTTATTCATCTGTTCAAGAATTTGTTGATCAACAGCAACTTAGTGAAGGTAACCAACTCGAAGCATTTATTCGCTTTATTGAGTGGAAACCTGGCTTATTAGAAGCCTTACGCAAACAAGATTGGGATACTGTCTTTACACTTTATAACGGCAAAAATTATAAAAAACTTGGCTACCAAGCGAAATTCCAAAAAGAATGGGATCACCTTGAGCCTATTTATCGTGAGAAGACTGCAGCATGAAAAAGCCCCATGCTTTACGTGAATATTTGCTAAATGCGATTCCGGATCTACCACAGGATCCGGATCGCTTACTCATCTTTGCTAATGACGGTAAATTAATGAGTACTGCAGCAAATGGATATAGCTTTGAAATGGCCTATACACTAGATATGATCATTACTGATTATGCTGGTGATGTCGATGTGTTTGGCGTTGTACTTTTCACCTGGATTATGGACAACCAGTCCGAACTCATGGCCAATTTAAATAAAGTAGAAGAAGCCATTACTTTTGAAGCTGAACTCATTGATAACAGCAAATATGATCTGCACTTTAAAATCCCTTTAACTGAACGTGTCATTGTGAAAAAGAATGCTGAAGGGAAATTTGAGATCTCATATCCTACTGAACCACAATATACTGAATTTGGTCCACCTACAGATTTTGAATTAATAGATAAGGATGGATCTACACTTGCAACCTGGCGTACAGCTGATATGCAAGGACGTTCATTGGATATGCCCTTTCCAGGTAAAAACCCATGAATAACATTCAGGATCTTGCTCTTTATCTGCAACCATTATTAGACCGATTGTCTCCGGGTGAAAGGGCAAAACTGGCTAAGAATATTGGACGAGATCTACGTACAAGCCAACGCCAACGTATTACAGCGCAGCAAAACACTGATGGTTCAGCATATATAGCTAGACGTACACGCTTACGTGACCAGAAAGGAAAAATTAAAAGAAAAATGTTCTCCCGGATTAAATCTAATACCCACTTAAAAGTATTAAGTAATAGTGAATCAATTGCCGTAGGTTTTATTGGACGTATTAATCGAATTGCGAAGGTACATCAATACGGATTAAGAGACAGAGCTACCAGATCTGCCCCTGATACAGTTTACCCAAAACGTGAATTATTAGGATTTACAGATAAAGAAATTAATCTGGTTGAGTCATCATTCATTAAACATATCAATATTAAGTAGCTCAACTTGTGAAAACCATTTTCACAAGCTCCAATTGCTGAAAACAAAAAAACTCTAACGCAAAGTGTTGGCATGAATGCTGACATTAATCGTCGTCTTGAAAATCTGATTCGCTTCGGAACTATCAAGACCATAAATCCGTCTAAACCAATTCCCCTTGTCACTGTAGATCTTGACGATATCGTTACGCCTGAAATTCGCTTTTTTAATGCACGTTCCGGAAACGACTCAACTTGGGATCCACCCTCTGAAGGTGAGGAAGTGATAGTTGTTTCACCATGCGGTGATATCGGTCCAACCAGCATAGTTTTTTATGGGCTTTATAACAATGAATACCCTGCCCCATCTGATGATTTAAATAAAAAAATACGAGTATTTGCGGATGGTTGTGTGATTGCCTATGACGTTGCTGCACATCATTTGTCTGCAGTTTTACCTTCAGGTGGGAGAGCTATTGTCACAGCTGATGGGGGTGTAACAGTTAATGGTGACACCACCATCAATGGAAATCTTCAGATCAATGGAAGTACTGCCATGACGGGAAACAACACCGTTATGGGCAGCCAGCTCGTTCAAGGTAGTAGTCATTCAACTGGGGCATTTAGTACTGAAGCAGATGTTAAAGCTGGAGACATTAGTCTCAAAAATCACAAAACATCTGGTGTTCAACCTGGAGATGGAGAATCTGGAGGGCCAATTCCATGATGTCACGTGAAAATGGCCGAAAGCTTGAAACTGAGTTAGATCATATTCGCCAGTCTATTCAGGACATTCTAACCACACCAGTTGGCACAAGAATCATGCGTAGAGACTATGGTTCTTTGATCTATCAATTAATCGATTCCCCTTTTGATGAAATTGCCACTCTGCAGTTATATGCCGCCACAGCTACTGCTCTTTTACGGTGGGAGGACAGAATCATTCTTAATTCAGTTTCATTGGTCAATGATGAAGAAGGTTCATATTTTTTAGATATGGATTGCAGTCTGGTCGATAGCAATAAGCAGGCCTCTTTAAGTATTCCCCTCTCAATTGGATCTGCCTTATGAGTGTTGATTTTAATTCTTTACCAAAGCCAAATTTTGTTGATGTAATTGACTATGAAGCAATTTTTTCAGAACGTAAAGAGTATTTTATTTCACTTCATCCAGAAGATGAACAAGAAGATGTTCGTAAAACATTGAGTCGTGAAAGTGAACCAGTCACCAAGCTTTTACAAGAAAATGCTTACCGTGAAATGATATTGCGTAATCAAATCAATGAAAAAGCTCTGGCCACTCAACTTGCATTTGCGAAAGGAAATGACTTGGATGTTTGGGGAGCAAATTTTGATGTAAAACGTTTGTTGATTACACCAGCAGATAATTCTGTCACACCCCCAGCCCCTGCAGTTTATGAGGAAGATGAAGATTTTCGTTATCGTATTCAAAAGAAATTAGATGCATTAAGTACTGCTGGCCCAGAATCATCTTATGAATACCACACGTTAAGTGCCGATGGGCGAGTGGCCGATGTGAAGTGTAGTTCACCAGCTCCAGCACATGCACTTTTGACAATTCTTCAACGTGATACAGAAAATAATGCATCAACAGAAGAACTTAATGACATTGTCAAAAATTATGTTTCTGCAGAAAAGAAACGTCCAACAGGTGATCGTGTCATTGTTCAGTCGGCAGAGATCATTAACTATGAAATTGAAGCAGTTTTAGTCACTAAAAATGTTCCAGAAACAGATTCTGTTTTAGCAGCAGCTGAATTGAATATTTTGGCATATACAAAAGCTGCAAAAAAATTAGGTAGAGGTGTTTTCTTTTCTGATCTCTATTCAGCTTTGAAAGTTTCTGGAGTCGAAAGGGTCCAATTAATAAGTCCAACAGTTGAACTTTCTGTTTCACCTTTCCAAGCTGCTCATTGTACAAATCTAAAACTGACTGTGAGGAATGAATAATGAATTTACTTCCTCCAAATACGACGAATTTTGAAAAGAAAATTGTTGAAACTACAGCTAAAACTTCAGAGCTAAATACGAATTTAGCCAGCTTAATTCGTGTTGATGATGCACCTGCAGATTTCTTATCTATTTTAGCTTGGCAGTTTTCTGTTGATCGCTGGCAAGATGATTGGCCAGATGAAGTTAAACGGGCACAAATCAAGAATTCAATCAAAGTACACACATATAAGGGTACTAACTTCGCACTTCGTTCAATTGTAGAAAGTTTCGGTTATTCATTGACTGTTCATGAATGGTGGCAGGAAAGTCCAATGAATGAACCAGGCACATTTCAAATCACGATAGAAACGAATGGAAGAGCACTTACAGAAAAAACTTCTAAAACACTTGTTGAACTTCTTCACGATGCAAAGCCGTTAACACGTGAACTTAAAGGTATTGAGATTAATGTCATCAATATTGAAGGCGAAACAAATGTTGCCTGTGGCTGTTACAGCGGTGAAGACGTAACGATCTACCCCAAAGTAGATGATCCTAACTCTTTAATCTATCCAATTTTTGCTTTTTATGAGCACGAAACAACCAGTATTTATCCCAAATAGAGCATAAAAATATGGCAGCACTTTATCATTCACTTTTCACTGAAAAAGGTTTGGAGCTACTTCGAGAGTCAATTCAAAATGGCACTAAATTAGGTATTACTCATATGTCTTTTGGTGACGGTGGTGGGGATTTACCTATTCCTGATGCTTCATTCACTCAGATGATAAATGAAGTTTATCGAGTCCAGTTAAACCGACTTGCCCCCTCAAGAGATAATCCTAACTGGTTAGAAGCGGATGGTGTTATTCCCTCTGCTGTAGGTGGTTTTAATATTCGTGAAGTTGGCCTGTGGGCAGGGAATACAATGGTCGCATATGCGAACTACCCACCTACATATAAACCGAGTGGGGATCAAGGCACAGCTCAAATCAAGACAATTCGTATTGTTTTACAAATTGATAATACCGCTAATTTTGAATTAAAAATTGATGCATCCGTAGTTATGGCCACTATTCAAAGTGTTGAAGAGGCAAAACAAGTAGCTATTAACGAAGCCAAGCGTCGTGTATTACAAGTTGAATGTATTGATGATTTATTATTACTTGATGAAATGGAAAACGGTGATACAGCATATGTAAAGAGCTATAAAAAACCAAATTATGCTTTAGCAAAACCTTTTTCAGGTGGTCATGGTACTTTAGTTTTTGACGTAAGTCGTATTAGTGAAAATGACTCTGTCACCGTCTTTAATGGTTGGGTACGTCAAATTAGAAATAATAAGATCTCTGTGCATGATGCAGGTGCAGTAGGTGATTATGATGAAAATTCATTTACAGGTACAGATGACAGTACAGCCATACAAAATGCTATTAAAGCAATTGGACAATTCGAAAATACACAATATGGAAATAAGTCTATTCAAGTTACCTTTGATGCTGATAAAAACTATTTTGTTAAAAATGCATTTTTGACAACTGAACGAGTAACATTGGAAGGTAATGGATGTACTTTATATGGTGATGCAAGAATCAATGATTGTATCCGTTCGGGCTACTTTAATAATGGAGTTTTAACCGATCTTACTAATGCAAATTTAGAGACAGCACACTTATTTAAAAGTCAGATTAAGAACTTTAACTTTAAAAATTTCAATAACTCTATCAATATTCGAGGACTGACATTCGGATGCCGAATTCAAGATTGTATAAGTTATCAATGTAATACACATATTAAATCAGTTGAGCACTATTTCTTAAGTATTATTCGGAACAGAGCAGCATTTTGTAATACAGGTTATTCTTTAGATTTATACAGTGGAATGACTCATTTTTTTAATGTTTCTTCCGTTAATTGTAATATTGGTTATGAATTTAACCGTGGTGCTCAAGCTTTGAGAATTCAAGGTGTTTCTGCAGAAAACTGTGCCAAAGGAGTAACTTTTCTTGGTTCTAATGCAGAAACTGGTGGAATATTCTTTGCTGGTTGTTACTTTGAAAATATTTCCGATATTGTTGTCGATTGCGCTGGTATTGGCCTAATTGCAGCTTCAATTACAATGGAAAATACATTTGTAAATTGTCCAAATGCAATAGTTTTTAATACTACAGGTTCGAATGTTCAGGTAAATTGCGATATTAATAAAAATTATTTAAGAGCTTACAAAACTCTTATCTCTAAAACAGATACCCAAACATTAGATTTATCAAATACAGAACTTACTATGCACCGATACACTGGTGGTTCTGCAGCACCCAATTCTCCAAATGGAGTCAACAATGATAAAAATATTTATCCATCAAATGACCCTGCAGGTCGTGCATGGGGGATACATCGCCAAATAATCCTACAATATAGTTCAGTTACTGGAACAGCCCAAGCAAAACACATTGATTATCGAAAAGGTTTAATTCCAGCAAATTATTATGGTAATCAGGGAACTCCAAACTCAAATACTATTCCATTTTGTTCTCACATCGGAATTGATAAAAGTGAAACGGTTAATGGAACAACAACACCCTTTTTAGGTATTGATATTACAACTTCCATTAATGTTACTGATTATATGACAGGATTATTCAATCTTGTTATTTATCATAATTCTGGAATTAAAACGTTAGTAGCAGGACGCTTCTATGGCATGAATATAGTAATTGATGTCGCAAAAACAGCTGGCGTTCCCAATTCAGCAATATCGGTCTCAGCAAGTATTGTAAATAATGTTTTGGTTTTAAATTTAGCAAAACTAACTGGTAGCTTTACTCCAGGATCATACACCTGTACTGGTTTTATTAAATTAATTTAAAAGGTTACAAAATGTCAGAATTAGAACTAAATTTCTATATCTCAACTATTGATCAGGATTTCAAGGTTACGCCTCTAGGTGTAGTTAATTCTAATTATGAGGAGGTTGACGAATTAAATTATGGTTTGCTCCAAGAAGCCAAATCTAAGGGTCATTTCATTTACAAAAAAGAAGGTGAATTTAAAGCTTCAGAGGTTTCAAAACCTAATGAAAAGGCAACTTTTAATATAGCTGCTGAAAGTTGGGACTAACTTTTAATCATGTAAAAACCATTTTCACAGACCAAGAAACTTACACTTTTGATTTAGTCATGCAAGCCTGTTTGTTGAATTAAAACCTCAATTAACAGGCTTTTTTATGGCTATAGATCAATACCACCACGGAATCCGTGGCCTTGAACTCAATGATGGGATTCGGCCAATCCGAACCATTGCAACAGCAATTCCAGGCTTTGTTGCAACTGCAGATGATGCAGATCCACTAGTGTTTCCAGAAAACCAAGCAGTACTAATTACAAATATACAAGCTGCAGTAGCTAAAGCCGGGAAAAACGGAACATTAGCAAAAGCACTTCAAAATATGGCCAACCAAACCAACGCAATTTGTGTCGTGGTCCGTGTACCCACTGCAGTTGATGAAGCAGCTCAAACTGCAAACGTCGTTGGAACCGTAACTGCTGAAGGAAAATATACCGGCCTTAAAGCCCTTCTCGTTGCCAAATCTAAATTAGGTGTTCAGCCACGTATTTTAGGTGCACCAGGGCTTGATACTCAGGCTGTGGCCACTGAGTTAGTTGTTATTGCTAAGAAGTTGCGTGCTATGGCTTATGCATATGCATGGGGCTGTAAAACCAAAGAAGAAGCAGTTGCATATCGTGAAGCCTTTGCTGCACGTGAACTTATGATCATTTGGCCAAATTTTGTAGCATTTAATACCACAACTGCTCAAACAGAAACCGTACCAGCTGTTGCTGTTGCTATGGGATTACGCGCAAAAATTGATAACGAAATCGGCTGGCATAAAACCCTTTCAAACGTTGCAGTATCAGGTGTTACTGGCATTGATGCTGATGTGACTTGGGACCTGCAAGACCCAGCAACTGATGCTGGCTATCTCAACAGCAATGAAGTTACAACCCTCATTCAACATGAAGGCTTTCGTTTCTGGGGATCTCGTACTTGTTCAGACGATCCTTTATTTGCTTTTGAAAACTATACGCGTACTGCTCAAGTGTTGGCCGACACCATGGCTGAAGCACATATGTGGGCAAACGATTTACCACTTCATGGTTCATTGGCCACAGACATTATCGAAGGTCAAAAAGCCAAGCTTCGTGAACTAACGCGTAATAAATATCTCATTGGTGGTGACGCCTGGTTCGATCCTGAAGCAAATACTCCAGATACGTTGAAAGTGGGTAAATTGGCCACTGATTACGATTACACCCCTGTCCCACCTCTTGAAGATTTGACCTTCAGACAACGTATCACTGATCGCTATCTCGCTAACTTTGCTGCATCTGTAAAAGCTTAAGGAGCATAACGCATGGCTTTACCTCCAAAATTAAAAAATATGAACTTCTTCAATGAAGGGAATAGCTACTTGGGCAAAGTTAAAACTGTGACTTTACCCAAGTTAGCGCGTAAAACTGAAGACTACCGTGGCGGTGGTATGAACGGGACTGTAAAAGTCGATTTAGGCATGTCCGATGATGGGTTAGTGCTTGAATCAACTTATGGTGGTTTAGATCTTCTGACACTCCGTCAATTTGGTATGGAAAAAATTGACGGTGTTTATCTCCGTTTTGCTGGGGCATACCAGCGCGATGACGATGGCGAATACGATGCCGTAGAAGTAGTTGTTAAAGGCCGTCATGAAGAAATTGATGGTGGTGAATCAACACCTGGCGAAGACACAGAACATAAAGTCGTGACCAACTGTGTTTACTACAAGCTGACGGTGAATGGTGTCGTTGAAGTCGAAATTGACATTCTTGGCATGAAAGAAGTGATCGGTGGTGTAGATCGTCTTGAAAAACAACGCAACATCCTCGGCATTATTTAAGTTTCCTTCCCTTCTGTAGTCCAGTACTGCAGAAGGTTTTTTTATAACTTTTAGGATATTTCCAAATGAATCAAATTGATCAAGCGATTAACCAAGAACAAATCAAAAACCCAAATGAAGAATTGGTGACTTTAGAAGAGCCAATTCGTATGGGTGAACAAATGATTACCCAAGTCACCATCCGTAAACCAGGTGTAAAAGCATTAAGTGGTACCAGTCTTCAGGCTATTTACCAGCATGACGTTGATGCACTTTGTAAAGTACTTCCACGTGTTACGTCACCAGCACTGACACCTCAGCAGATCTATCAAATGGACCCTGTAGATTTCGCCAATTTAGGAGGGCATTTGGTCACTTTTTTGTACCCGAAAGCTTTACAGAAGGAAATCAAGGCTCAGACAGCCTAGAGCTTGTCGATGATGTAGATGAGGCAATAGCTAATATTGCCGTCATCTTCCATTGGCCACCAAGTACCTACGATGACATGGATATTGTTGAATTGAGTAAATGGCATCGTAGAGCAATCAAAAGAAATCAAACTAACTAATTAGAGTCCACCAATGGCAGATTTAAAATTAGAAGTCCTATTTAATGCAGTTGATAAATTATCTGGCCCTATAAAAACAATCGTTGGTGGCTCTAAAACCTTATCAGATGCCTTTAAAAAGACATCATCTGAACTGAAGGCACTAGAAGCCCAACAACGCAAAATTTCAGGCTTCAGGCAGCTTAAAGAACAATCTGAAAAAACTGCTCAGGCCATTGAACAGAATAAGGAAACTCTTAAACAGCTCAAAACGGCTATGAATATTGGTGCCCCTACTGAGCAAATGGTTAAGGATCTCGCACGTGCTGAAGCTGCACAAAAACGCCTGAAAGCAGCTCAAAAAAACCAAGGTACTGAAATGACGGCTTTAGTCCGTGAACTTAATCAGGCTGGTATCAGTGTTGACAACCTGGCTAATGATGAATCTGAGCTGAAGAATAAAATCCATCTCACCACAATGGAAATTAACAAACAAAAAGAATCTTTAGAACGTCACCAGAAAGCCCAGAAGCAATATGAACAAATGCAAGGACGTATGGCCAAAGCTTCAGATCTGGCCAAGAAGGGCCTAGCGATTGGGGCTGTTGGTACAGCTGGCATGGCATATACCTTAAAACAATATGAAGATGCTGAAGATGCAGCAATGGGTTTAAGAGTCTCCATGATGCAAGCCAATGGCCAAGTATCGAAGGAATATGCTGAGATTAATAAATTGGCAAATGGCTTAGGAACCAAATTACCCGGAACAACAGCTGACTTCCAAAACATGATGGCAGTACTTATTCAGCAAGGTATCTCAGCCAAAGCAATTCTCGGCGGAGTTGGTGAAGCAGCTGGTTATCTAGGCGTTCAAATGAAAATGCCGTTTGCTGATGCTGCCGAATTTGCAGCAAAAATGCAGGATGCTACAAAAACCACTGAAAAAGATATGCTTGGTTTAATGGACGTTATTCAGCGTAGTTATTACCTAGGCGTAGATAGCGGAAATATGTTGCAAGGCTTTGCCAAAATCTCAGCTGGTATGAAAACAATCAAAGCTGAAGGACTCGAAGGTGCTAAAGCTATTGCTCCATTATTAGTGATGGCAGATCAGGCAGCTATGGCTGGTGAAGCAGCTGGTAATGCGTATAGCAAAATCTTCAAGTCCATGATGGACACTAAAGGTATAGCAAAAGCTTTAAAGGACAGTGGAACAGGTATTCAAATGAACTTTACCGATGGTAAAGGTGAGTTTGGTGGCCTAGATAAAATGTTCAAGCAACTTGAAAAACTCAAAGGTCTATCAACTGAAGCACGGTTACCTATCCTTTCAGATATGTTTGGTAATGATGCCGAGACTATTCAAGCTTTAAATCTACTGATTGATAAAGGTCAAACCGGCTATAACGAAGTTGTGGCCAAAATGCAGAAACAGGCAGATTTACAAACCCGGGTAAATGCCCAATTAAGTACGTTAAAAAATCTGAAAGATGCAGCTAGTGGTACATTCACTAGTATGCTGGCCTTGTTTGGTGAGCAGTTGGCTCCTCAATTCAAAATTCTCATTACTGGATTCACTAATGTCACGGAAAATGTAACGACCTGGGCACAAAAGAATCCTGAGCTCGCCAATACCATTGCTAAAGTGGTTGCTGGTGGCATTCTGCTTGTAGGTGGATTATCAGCCCTTTCACTTGGCCTAATTACTGTATTTGGACCAATGATGTTGGTGACCAAAGGGATTGGAATGATCGGTGGAGGTTTCGGCCTACTAGCTGGAGGATTCCTTAAACTGTTCACTTTAGCAAAATTTGCTGGTACAGGTTTATTGTGGATTGGTAGAGCACTTTTATTCGCTGGTCAACAAGCCTTGATAGCAATGGGCCGATTATACCTATTGGCAATTAGAGGCATAGGTATGCTAGCCCAAGGAATTATTATGGGGGCGGTTAGAGGCGCTTCTTTACTTGGCCAATCATTATTATTTCTAGGAAGAACTGCTTTAATTGCTGGCCGGTTTATGCTGGCAAATCCAATCATATTAGTTGCAATGGCAATCGCTGGAGCTGCTTATCTCATTTATAAGAATTGGGAACCTATCAAAGGATTCTTTATGGGTATTTGGAATACGGTTAAAACTGCCTTCAATAGTGGTATTACTGGAGTATCAGCCCTAATTATTAACTGGTCCCCTATCGGGCTTTTCTATGCTGCATTTGCAAAAGTCTTGTCCTGGTTCGGTGTGGATCTGCCAGCGAAATTCACAGGCTTTGGCGCAATGATTTTAACCGGTTTAAAAAACGGGATTATGTCCAAAATTGGTGAAGTAAAAGCAGCTCTCTCCGGAGCAGTCACAGGCGTCATTGATAAGGCCAGAAACATCCTGGGCATCCACTCCCCCTCTCGTGTGTTTATGGGCATTGGTGATTACACGATGCAGGGCATGGCATTAGGTATTTCTCAGAACCATAACTTACCTGTTAGAGCCACACAGCAAGCTACGCAGAATGTAATTGGTACTGGTACCACAGCAAAGGTTACACCAGTGACACCGATCCGAGCACAGCGTGGTGGCAGCTACATTAGTAATGACACAATTCAAATCACTATTAAGGCAGAGCACGGACAACCGGTTCGTGAAACTGCACGTGCGTTACGAGCTGAAATGGTACGTCTCCAACAAGAAGAACGCGATGCTCGTCGTAGATTCTTAACTGATACGGAGTAAACAAAATGATGATGGCATTAGGGCTGTTTGTATTTTCATTACGAACAGCTGCATATCAAGAATTGCAACGTGTTACTAGCTGGAGACATCCGAGTAATAGCCGGGTTGGGTCTACCCCAGCTTATCAGTTTACTGGTAAAGGTGAGGACACTATTACCCTGAAGGGAGAAATCTACCACGAACTGACCAACAACCGAATTGTATTAGATCAAGTTCGTCGTATGGCAGATACAGGTATGGCTTATACCCTAATCGAAGGTACTGGCAAGATTTATGGCCTAGTGATTATTGAAAATATGGAAGAGACAAAAACCTATTTCTTTAAAGATGGTGCAGCACGTAAAACCGAATTTACCCTGACACTAAAAATCGTTAAGGAGTGGAAACCAACTTTAATAGGAACGCTTGTAGGCATGGCTGGTGGCGTAGCAAATAGGTTGATATAAATGTTTAATCAGATCACCAACAAACTAAAAGACGCAGCTGAGTCATATCAGTCTGAAACTGAATATCCTTTCCCAATTTATCGCCTAGAAGTAGATGGTAATGACATCTCCCCTCTCGTTGTCGACCGTTTAATTTCACTCACTATTAAAGACAATCGTGGTCTTGTTGTGGACTCTGTCGATATTGATCTTGATGATTCAGATGGGCAATTAGAAATTCCACCTGAAGGCGCAATCATTCAGGTGTGGATTGGTTGGTCTAATACAGGTCTGGTCGACAAAGGAAAATACAAAGTTGAATCAGTCACTCATCGCGGTGCACCAGATGTTTTAAGCATTTCAGCTTTCAGCAATGATGTGTCTGAAGGCTTAAAGCAAAAGCGCGAACGTAGCTTTAGTAATAAAACAATTCAGGTGATTTTTGAAACCGTTGGTGCTGAATATGCCCTTAAAACAATTGTGCATGACACGCTGGCCAACCGGGTAATTTCATACATTGCCCAAAATGAAAGTGATGCAAATCTGATTACCCGGATAGCAGACGAACATGATGCTATTGCTACGGTAAAAAATGGCCATTTAATTTTATTGCCCCGTGGAGCCAGTCAAACCGTATCCGGATTGCCCCTTCCTACGGCCCAAATTTTTCGATCAGATGGTGATGGCCATAACTATACGACTGGTACCGGTACTGACAGAATCACCGGTGTTAAAGCCTATTATTACGATACAGGTAAATCTAAAAAGTTATATGTGGTTATTGGTGACAATGAAGACAATTTAAAAGAGATCCGCTACGTCCACCGTGACAAAAAAACGGCTGAATTAGCTGCTCAGGCTGAATATAACCGGTGCAAACGTGCATCTCAAAAATTGTCTTATACCTTTGCCTTTGGCCAACCTAACCTTATCCCGGAACAAGAGTTTGTATTCACCGGTTTAAAACCACAGATTGATGACATCATTTGGTTAGGGACCAATATTACCCATAACTTAACAGACAGCGGTTTTACAACAAGTGTGGAATTAGAAGTCCAACTACCAAATACCGATGATGTATCAACTCTTTTTGAGCCAGATAAAGAAGGAGATAAAGAGTTAAGGAAACAAAATAAAAAACGGACTGGGCGTGACTGGGCTAAATTTACTGGAGTAATCGTCTTTTATCGTGAGAAAAGTAATGGCAAGGACTTAAAACTCACTTCAGGCGATCAAAGCTATCCGTATAGACACACTACAACTTACCAAAGTAAAAAGACCGCCACGGCAGGGTTAAAAAGATTTCAAGCAAGAATTGATAAAGCTAAAAAGGGTAAATAAAAAAAATCCTTGCTTCGGGGGAAAGCAAGGACTAAAAACAATAATCAATTTTCGATACAAATTATTATAAATCACTATTTATGGTGATTTTGTTATAAAATCGTAATTAATTAAACCAATAGGTAACGAAATGGCTCGACCTCGTTCACGTTATAAATGCCCCCATTGTGGTGAACCTTTTGCAATACGTTCAAGTGATGCATTAAGTCCACTACTCCGTATGTTCCAGGCACAGTGCCAAAATCTGAATTGTGGCTTTACAGCTCAAGGCTACATGGAATTGAAGTTCCAGCTTTCACCTCCAGCCCAACCAAATCCTGAAATTAATTTACCTACTCCGGACCGCACTTGGAAAATGGAGCCAGCATGACAGATAAAATCGATATTGCACAAGAATTACAACTTAAACAGGTTCAAATTCAACCTAAAGACTTTAGCCGTCCTTCTCTTACTGAATGTGAAGAATGCGGAAATGATATTCCTGTTGAGCGTCAACGCTATGGTTCTGTAACCCTTTGTGTTGAATGTAAAAACACACAAGAAAAACTTTCTAAACGGTACTATTAAATGACAAATTTCTTCATATTTTTTATTATCGTTTTCGTATTATCGCTACTCATCTTGTGGATGATGTTGGATTATCAGTTCACCAGATATATTCGTGCAATAAAAGTTGCTCAGCTAGGGAACATGGATCCTAGTTCAGTTCTCACTGATGAAATACGAATCAATCAAAATTCTGAATCGACATCAAGGGGTGCAAGAATGTGGCTTTACCCAGCCCTTATCGGATTAATCATTGGTGTCATGATCAGTGGTTCATTATTCCTCTATTTCTTTGGATAAAACAATGCCCCTTTTATAGGGGCTTTAAAATTATAATTAGATTACTTTTCAATTTTAATTGTACAGAACTCGGATACACATACATTTTGCATAAGCTTGTGTCCCTGAATTGAATATTCAGTATGTTCACCCTGTATATCTACTTTATGAATAAAATAGCCAGCATCATTACCAAGCGTTGCCATTCCTAAACGAATTGCTTTATCTAAGCTTGCTTTATCATGTTGATGCCAAGAAATCAGAATATAATTTTCACTAAATTCCAGTTGTGTATGAATATCATCAAATTGATAAATTTTCTTAACTGCATCACGACTGTCCATGCTATCAATCATTTGTACAGTTTGGAGATTGGCTGCTTTTATAATATTTTCAGCACTGCCTACACCAGCTTGAGAAACATTTGGTAAGGTTATTTCAGATTCATTCGAACAGGATGCAATCCCCAGAAACAGAATACTAGCCAAAATCTTTAATCTATTCATTATGCTATCCACCACATACATTTTCACATGGAATGCCGTCACCATCCCGATCTAGCCGACTATTACCACATTTCAATGCAGCTTTTGCTTGGGCACAATTCACCATTTCTTTACAGTATCTAGGCACAGATCCACATTTTAAACTGCCTTGAGAAGTAGAAGTACTTTGCTTTATGACTCTCGTACTATTATGCGCAGTTCTGCTTTTTGGCAAAGAAGGAGTCGTTGTAGATCCATCATAACTAAAAGGGTTATTTATTGTTCGTTGTTGAGCTTGTTCATTATATAAATGTCTAGCTTCTTCAGCTGTCATAGGCACTCTTTGGGAAGTTGGATTAACTTTTGGTGCTGGTGGAACTGTAAAATATGGCTCACTATAAATACAGCCAGAAAGCAAAGTGACAAGCCCCAACAAAATAAGAAATAAATTTCGGCTATTATTTTTCATTCGACTAACTTATTAGACCTAAACCTTAGTGCATTTTTTCTTTGAAGCACTTAATGTCCCATTTTTACACATAAACTTGCCATCAGCAGTACAAGCTTTAACCCCACCTTTTTTACCAGAACAAGGCTCTCGCCCTTGCCATTTTGCATTTGCTAAAGAAACAAAACACATCGAAATCATTAAAATAGATAAAAAACGTTTTAACATTTACCCCACCTCACATAATTTTTATAAAGTCTTGACGTTAAAATAGTAACTAAGTTATTCTAATTTCACCATAGCAAAATCTATGGTCTGGCGTGAGAACCTGAAATATTTTACGAAAAGGCGCAAAAAGTCCGTCATGGACCTTTTTTTTGCGTAAAATTCAGCTTTGCTGCTTTTTGGCAGGCTGGATAGGGCAGCTGTATAGCTGGCCGTTACCTTTTCGGACGGTATTCTCACCCCTGTTCAGTCTGTCACCATTACCGTGAGAAGTGGTGGTGTCAGGTTTAAATCTTGACGAAAAGGATAAGCAAATGAAATATTTCGCTTTAACGCAATCGCATACTCAAAATAATGTAAAAGAACACTCACCTATCTATAATCTGGCTGCTTATCAGCAACGCCAACGTCAATTCAAACGTCAAAAACTCCTGAAGAACTTTTTCGACACAGCTATATTTATCAGCATTGCCGGCTTCACTTTCTCTATGTTGTTTTGGGGAGCCTAAGCCATGGTTAAAAATTTTGTGCACCTCTCGCGCACCTTTTGTGCGCCTTCGTTTTTCCCACAAGCTCTGTATCATTTCTCTCAATCTAATAAATTGGGAGTACGACCATGAATGCACTTACTCAACTTGACGATGCTGTATTTATTCATGAAGACCTAGTTAAAACAACTAGTCTCAAAGTAGCTGAGTTATTTGGCAAACAGCACAAGAATGTTTTGCAAAAATTAGAGTGTTTAGAATGTTCACCTGAATTCACTGAGCTTAATTTTCAGCTCAGTGAATATTTAGATAGCACAGGTCGAAAGTTACCAATGTATGAAATGACCAAAGACGGTTTTATTTTCTTGGTCATGGGTTTTACTGGAGCTGCTGCAGCTAAAATTAAAGAAGCCTATATCAACACCTTTAATCAAATGGCTGCCATCCTTTACAACAGTGATGGCAGTCACCAGCAGATCCACGAAGGTGCTGTAGTTCAGCTGAAATCAGGTGGCCCGCTTTACACGATTAGTAAAATCTTTTATGACCAAAATGGTTATATGCAGAATGCTGAAGTCATATGGCACAACAAGGCCAATCTCTGCAGAGAACTATTGCCCATTAACTGTTTAACTCTTGAATCCAAGAACCTGATTCAAAACAAAACACTAGAAGATTTCTGGGCATCACTGCACAATTTTGGAGTTGGTAAACTTAACCATAGCCGAAACCAAAATATTCTGGCACTTAATCTCATGCAGATTTACCAATGCATTGAAGGTTTACCACCTAAAAACCAACTGTCAGCAATCCTAATGCATAGTAGCAATCCCTTTCCCATATATATGCAGCACAATCATGCGGTCAGTAGTGCCATTACCAATAAAACGGTGAAATGCTGGATATTTAATACCAAACAACAGCAAATCCCATTGCTAGGGTAAAACTAAGTTTTTGGATAAATTAACTTTATTTCATCAGTGAAGCGACATTAGATGTCGCTCACCCACTATATTTTAAAACCGAAATTTATCAAAATAGACCCATGATCAATAGATAGGGGGAGAAATGCACTCAACACTTGAAATTAACAGCCACAAGAAAATGACGGCTGAGGAAATACTTGAAGAAATTGAATATCCACTTGAGAATCTAGAAAACTTTTTGCTAGCCATGACAAAAATGAAAGTGGTTGAACGCCTAGAAGAAAAAGAGTTTTCGGCAATCATCAACACACTTCATTACCAAGTAAGCAATATTAAGCGCGCAGTTCACACCAAATGATTAAAAAACCCGGCTTAGGCCGGGTTTTAATTTTCTTATATTATTTATTTAAACTGATTGGCATAGGTTTCAACTATAGAAATTAAACCAGGGCGCATTTCTTCACGTGTTTGTCGATACAGTTGAATGAGCTTTGATTCATTTTCTTCTAAGTCACTGCTATTCAATTCAACCCTTCCCCAAAGAATATAAGGAATATTAAAGCCGTGGTCCTCGAGCAGATCCAATTGGTCAGTATCTAAGGCTGCATTGTGCTTTTCATAACGTACAACTGAGTTCTTTTTTACGTTCAAAATATCAGCAAGATCTTCTTGATTTTGAAACCCTAAGCGTTTCCGCTCATCCCTAAGTCGACTACCGCGCGTCGACAAATCATCATTTTTCATACTTTTTCCCAGAAAAGCACTTGATTATCACCATAAATAGTACTAAATTAGAGTTACTGTATAGCCAAGTAACTATAAATGGTGATTTTCGCATGAACAAGTCAATTGATCAAACTAAGCAACACACAGAAACCACTATGGTCCGTTGGACAAAAGATCAACTTGAGACCATTCGTAATGAGGCCTTTCAACAAAGAAAAGCTCCAGCTGTGTTCATCCGTGAATTTTTATTGGAAAACCATCCTGCATTTAAACCAAAAAAAACGGATGAGCGATTGTAATCAAAGTCAATTTTGTATGCATGAAAAGCTACAAAGACAAACAAAATATTCACAATCTCAAACAGTTATCAATTTTCAAACGTGTGGTGCTAAATGTCAGATATATCAAGACGCATAGATGACCGTCTTAACCAGATCTTCAAATTCAAAAGAGTTGGAGAATGGTACAGACAAGGCATCTGCCCACAGTGCAGCAAGAAAGAATGCTATACCCATGCGATAAAACCTCGCGTGGTGAAATGTAGCCGTTTAAATAACTGTGGTTATGAAGAACACGTCAAAGATATTTGTGAAGACTTATTCAAAGATTGGTCCAAAGAATTTCCTAAAACTGAAGTAAACCCTCATGCAGCTGCCGATGCGTATTTACGTCATGGTCGTGGCTTGGATATTGCCCCTTTAAAAGGTTTATATACTCAAGATACCTTTAGCAATGAACAAAAATATCCAGGTCTTTATACCGGTACAGTCCGTTTCAAATTAGCTGAAGGAATTTATTGGGAACGTTTTATAGACCGTCCTGAACGTTTTGGACGTCAAAAAGCAAACTTCATTGGTAAATATGAGGGATTGTCTTGGTCTACAGTAGATCTGGATGATCTTTGCAATGCTCCTTCATTTTGGATTACTGAAGGTATTTTTAATGCCATTGCATTAATCCAATCTGGTCAGCCAGCAATTGCCACCATGTCTACTGGTAATTATCCATCTGTTTTACTTAAACAGATTGCAGACCGTTGCCATGAGTTGAAAAAAGACAAGCCACGTCTGATCTGGGCTTTTGATAATGACAAAGCCGGAAAGGATGCAATTAAAAAATTCCACCTCCGTGCGCTTCAGGAAAAATGGGCTTCTTCAGCTGCTCTACCTCCTCACCAGGTCAAAGGTAAAAACCTTGATTGGAATGACCTGTTTATGCACGACTTACTACACAGTGAAGAACGTGCCAAGTATCGTCATTACGGTGAATTACTCATTGCAGAAACTGCCGAGCAAGCTGGTTTACTGATCTATAACTTCAAAGAAGGTCGAACCAAAACTTTTTTCTTTAATCACAATTTCCGTCTGTACTGGTTCAACCTAGATTACGACAAATACGCTAAACGTATGAATCAGATTGAAGAAGATCCAAGTTTTGATGCTCTACTCGATCAACAAAAGCGTGAGCAAGCTTTACGTGACTGTGCAGCTGTCACCGAAATCTGCAACGCTCAGATTGATCCCCTTTATTTTGAACGTAACGAGGTTACGGGCGAAGCCTGGTATTACTTCAATGTTCAGAGCCAATGGGCAGAAAAGAAAACCCAATTTACCCCAAGCCAAATCGGTAGTCGTAGCAAATTTAAAGACGCAACGATGGAAGTCATGGCTGGTGCAATGTGGACCGGTACCGATCAACAGCTTGAATTTTTTATGAAGCGTAAAACGGAACGTTTGAAGGAAGTAAAAACTACCGATTACATAGGCTATTCAAGTGAATATGAAACTTACATCTTTCCAAAACATGCTGTGCATAAAGGCCAAGTTATCCCCATTAATGAACATGATTACTTCAAAATTAAACGTCTTGAACTCAAGAGTTTAGCGAAGTCCCCTGTCATTACATTAAATCCGAAAAAAGAATTTAAGCCTTTTTGGTGGAAAGACTTTTACCGGGTACGTGGCAGTAAGGGACTAATCGCCCTGGCATGGTGGACCGGTACATATTTTGCCGAGCAAATTCGCTCAATACATAGTTCATACCCTTTCATTGAAATTATTGGCCAAGCTGGTGCCGGTAAATCACGTTTAATTGAGTTCTTATGGAAATTAAGCGGTCGTAAAGAGTACGAAGGCTTTGATGCAAATAAATCAACCAACGTGGCGATTTATCGTAACTTTGCCCAAATCTCTAACCTTCCAGTTGTGTTGATTGAAGGTGACCGTAACGATGCACAAGGCAATAGTGTCAAACAAGCAAAGTTTAGTTGGGATGAACTCAAAGATGCTTTTAACGGCCGAGCAATTCGCTCTAAGGGCCTAAAAACCGCTGGTAATGAAACATATGAACCACCTTTCCGTGGTGCCATCATGATTTCACAAAACAGCGCAATTGCGGCATCTGAAGCAATTTTGACACGTACATTACACCTTTCTTTCGACCGCAAAGGGCAATCACTTGAAACCAAACGTATTGTTGATGCACTGGACCGTATTGAACTAGAAGAAGCATGTACTTACATGACCCATTGCCTACGCAAAGAAAACGAGATCCTTACAACGTACCAGGAACGTCTTAAAAGCTTAGAGGATCAATACCACAGTGTAGGCATTACACATACACGTATTGCCCTTTGTCATGCCCAAATTGCAGCACTCATTGAAGCTATTGCTGAGCATGTTCTCAATGGCTATCTGGACTATGAAGAAGTTGCAACAGCACAAGAAATGCTGATGGAAATGGCGCAACAACGTGTGGACCAACTTAATGGTGATTGTCAGGAAGTTGAACAGTTTTGGGAAGCTTTTGAATACCTGCAAAGTGGTAGATCTGCCCCATTCAGCCTTAATCATCATGATAACGATGCTCAGACTATCGCCATCAATTTAAATGAAGTCTACAAAGTCGCTGCCCAGCAGTACCAGAAACTTCCAGAAATTACGTTGATGAAAAACCTGCTGAAATCATCACAAAAATTCAAGTTTATCGAATCTAACCGAGCTGTTAGCTCAAGCCGTTTTCCAACAGATGCTGCAAAAAATCTGAATGCTGACAATGAAATGTCAGACCGACGCAGAACAGTGAAATGTTGGATTTTTTCTAACCCTAACTATGGAGCACCACAAGCATGAATACAAATGTTTGGGCTGAACTAGACCCTAATGAACTGCCTTTTATTGACAAGGAAATTGGTCCAGAAGATTTCAAAACTCAATACCTTTGTACTTGGGATCCTGGCCATGACATTACCCATCAACTCAAAGATGACCAGCGCAATATTGATGAGGCTATTAACCAAGTTCAAGCCTGTATTTGTTCATTGGAATATAACGAAACTAGATCCGCAAGAAAGGAGGCAAAAGAAGTACTTCGAGTGATACGCGCAAACTTGAATTGGGAAAAATACGATGAACTAAAAAATAAGGTCATCAAATTACAAAGCTTACTTTTTAAAGCTGGCTGATATTAAAAAGGATAGAACTATGAAATTTAAAGCAAAAGACAAAGTGGTTTATGAAGCTGATTACATCCCAAATAACCAGGTAATGACAATTACGCGTGGAACGCATAAATCACATGGTGGAATTAATCAGGTTCGATTGTTGTTGAAAGGTGGTGAAGGCTTGGCGCTATCTAGTGATTTACGCCTAGCAACTGAGGAAGAAATAACAGCTGGCCACCGCATCAAAAACTAATTTTTTAAGCACACATACAAAAGCGGCAACTTCTGTATGTGTCACACAACCACAAGAGAGAGCAATTATGCAAAACGATTCTAACGTAGAAACAACCCAAGCGGAAATTCCTGCACATTTAAAGTGTGATCCGCGCATTTTTAATGTGAGTTTGAAAGATGATCATGGAGAGACCTGTGAGCTTGTGTTCAAAATCATTATTAAATGTACTGATGAAGCACTTCATGAACACAATAAGTTTTGGTCTAACCATCAAGAAAGGCTAGAAGACAATAATGGCGATATTGTCGCAGTAATTTTAAAGTTGATTGGTCCAATGGTGCACACAGCTTGCCATGCAGGTAAAGATTGGATTGGTGTTGGCAATAAATATGGAATTAACTCAATTTTTAATGAAGAAGGTTGGGATCCTGACTGTTTCGAAATCACAAAATTATATTTCGAAGATTACATCAATGATGATGCATTTGAAGTCTCACCAGCAGTATTGGAGGACTAATAATGAAATATTCAGTAGATCCAAAGTTCAAAGAATATTACATAGAGTTAGTAGGTGAAGAAAATGCAGATTCCACAGTAGATAAAAATGGTTTACTTGAAGATCGTGATGCATTTTTGGCACATGCATGCTGGGAATATAAAGAAAATCAATTAAAGGACTATCAAGAACAGATAGAAAATTTAAAGCTGCAAAATGACTGCATGATTGACCAAACATGGTTCAAAAAAGGTACACCTGTAGCGAACCTTATTAAACATGCTGAGGCTGTGTATCAAGCTGAAGTGGCAGCACAGAACTCCAAAATCAAATTTGGTACGGACGATAATCAACAATGGTTCGCCCATGATGTTCCACTCTTTGGAACTGTTCAAATTGACCGTATCGAAGAGCATGGTTTAGTTGAATGGGATATCCATTTTAATGGATGTTGGCAAGGCCCCTTTAACTCTAAGCAACTATGTATTCAACACTTAGAAGAATGCATTGCAGAAAAACGTCAAGAAGCTCAGGAAGGATAGCCATGTCTACAAAAAAATATCAGGTACGGATTCGTAAAGATTTATCAAATAGCCCAATTCAACAAAAAGCAGCTTCATTGCTTGGGGCATGTGCTGTTTCTGAAATCAGAACTTTGATTGGAAAGTTTGAAAATCTTCAAGATGCATTTGAAAAAATGGCAACTGTAAAAAGATTAGAAGAATACGAAATTATCTCAATTATTCTGATTGATACGGATAACAGCGAGCAGCTTGGCGAGGATTTTGATTGGGAGCAAACAGCATGCGCGGAATAAATAAAGTGATCTTGGTTGGAATGCTTGGTGCTAACCCAATTCCTAAACAATTTCAAAACGGTGGTTCCTATGCTCAGTTTTCAATTGCCACTTTAGAAAAATACCAGGACAAACGCAATGGTGAATGGGTTGAAAATACAGAATGGCATCGGATTGTAGCCCACAACCGACTAGGTGAAATTGCCTGTCAATTTCTCAAAAAGGGTTCAAAAGTTTATATCGAAGGCTCATTACATACCCGGAAATGGACTGACCAAAATAATCAAGAACGTTACGTAACTGAAGTTAGAGCCATTACATTTCAATCGCTCGATAGCTTGCCACAAGCAAACCCTGTTTAAGGAATAATTATGACAGCTCTAATTTTTGATACTGAAACCCATAAATTACATGGTGACATTATTGAAGCTGCTGCAATGGAAGTGGTTTTTCCACAAATTTCAGCAGATATTCTAATTATTCCAACCATGTTTGATTTCACCAAACGTTATAAACCAAGTGAACCTATTTCACTCGGTGCAATGGCAGTCCACCATATCGTTGATGAAGATCTTGTAAAGTGTCCATCATTCAAAACATTTAAATGGCCAAAAGAGAATATCCAGTATTTGATTGGCCACAATATTGATTATGACATCGAGGCAGTAAAAAGAGCTGGTGCAGATACAACAGGAATTAAAACTATTTGTACTTTAGCTATGGCTCGCTACCTTTGGCCAACATTGGAAGCCCATAACCTAACTGCACTGGCCTATCACATAAGCCGAGACCGTAAATCAACAAGACGTGGATTAAAGAATGCGCATTCAGCCTTGAATGATTGCAAGACAACATACGGACTTTTACACACCATTGTTCAGGAAAAAAACATAAAGAGTTTTCAAGAGCTGTACCTCTTTTCAGAGAAGGCCCGAATCCCTACCCATATTTTCTATGGGAAATACAAAGGTTCAGCTATTGCAGATCTTGATATGCATGCCCTCACGTTTTTAGCACGTAAAACAGAGGATCAATACCTTTTAAAAGCAATCGATTATGAACTATTCCAACGTTCAAATTCTGATTTTACAAATGAATTGCCTTGGTGAGAATAAAATATGGAACTTGTACGACCAGACCACCCTATTGCTCATGAAGCCTATGAAACAGTTAAAGCCATGTCTTGCGAATATATCAAGATTGTGGCACGGACTTATTCAAAGACACAAACTGAAGCGGGCTATTTCATTAGTGGAATTTTCCCATGTACACCCGATGATGGATTCAATCGTAAAGAATGGATTTCAACATTTGAAGAATTACAAGGAGCAAATAAATGACTGTAAGTGTGGACTCACTTATTGAAAAAATGCTCCTTAAATTAATGAAGCAAATTGAAGCAAAGCCAATTATTCCAATTGAATGCCAGCTTTGGGACGAACAGGACATTGCAAATTACTTTAAATATTCTTTGGATTACACCAAACGACATATTATCAGTAATGACAATTTCCCCCCTAGCCGTGAACTGCCAACCTCTGCCACTGGTGATCGCACGGTATCACGTTGGAAAGCCACAGATGTCATAAGTTTTGGTATGGCATTTGATAAAACCAATATCAAATATAGCTAATAAAAAGCCACCGTAAGGTGGCTTTTCTTATGCTAACAAACGACTTAAGCCGGATGACTGATTTAATTCGTCCAGGATCTCATCATTCGTCGGGTTATAATATGTCAAAGCTTGTTTAGGATCTTTCCAACCAAAGATTTTGCATAAAGTAAGTGCATTTTTAATACGTCTGGCCATAAGTGAAGCTGCTTCATGTCGTGAATCATGAAAGGTTAGATCAGAATTTTCTAATCCAGCTTGTTTACGTGCCTTTCTAAACAATGAATCACGTGAAGAATCAGAAACAGTAAACACTTTAGGACTCCCCTTTCGGTCAATTTTTAGAGCTAAAGTCCACAGCTGAAGCGCAAAATCATCTAATGGTACCTTTCTAGCAGTACCATTCTTTGTTTTATCCAGTTGAACATATCGTTTAGACAAAAAAACGTGCTCAGGCAAGCGATTAACAATCTCTCCGGATCTCATTCCCGTGGACATAGCAATAAGCCAAATCAATCCAACTTCCTGCATTTTTGTAGTTGGTACTGTTCCAGGCTTATATTTTAAAGCAGCTAACATGCGCTGAAGTTCTTCAACTTCTGTACGTCTTTCACGATGTGGAGGTTTTTTTGGTTTTCTGAGATTTTCAACAGGATTAGATTCAATCCATCCTTTATCCTTTCGACACCAGTTAAAAAATGAAGACAAAGTTGAATAATCACGAAGGATAGTTGATGGCTTGAGAGGCTTAATTGTTCTTTTAGTAACAGCATCTTCCCATTGCTTTAAAAACTCACCTTTATAACAACTGAGTGGCCAATCAGTATTTGGCAAGTTGTCCTGGTAATAGCGGATCCGTTGCATCTCTTTTTTTGCTGTAGCTTTAAATCTGGAAACTTCATCTGAGTAACGGCCAAGTGCCTCACGCATAGTAATAACAATTTTACTATTAAGAGCTTTTTGAGTTGAATCATTTAAAATAAGATCTCGTTCAGTCTCCTTGGCCCAACGAATTGCTAATTCTTTTTTTTCTAAAGTTTTAGTAACACGCACACCATTTAAAACAACATCTGCTTTCCATTTCTTATTAGGACGTTGATAAATCGACGTACTCAT